CTATGGAACTGGAGGATCTGCAGGCTAACTTTGAAGTGCTTTTGGGTAGCGCAGAGCAAGCAGGGGTTCTGAGTGAGAACCTTATAGATTTCGCAAATAAAACACCTTATGCGCTTGGTGAGATTGCCGATGTAACTAAGACTTTATTAAGTTATGACATCGGTATTGGTGACACACAGAAGTACTTACAACAGCTTGGGGACATTGCGCTGGGTAGTAGTGAGAAGATGCGGAGCCTGGGCAATGTAATGGGCTTTGTAGCGGCTAGTGGCCAGCTCACAGCACAGAGCAATCTTCAGTTCATAAGAGCAGGTTTTAACCCATTGGTAACCCTTGCTAATATGACCGGCAAAACTACTGCCGAGATGCAAGACCTAATGAGTAAAGGCGCCATCACCTTTGAACACCTGGCGGCGGCAATGGAACACGCTACCCAAGAGGGGGGAAAGTTTTACGGCGGCATGGACAAAGGTGGGCAGACCTTAAGCGCCGCATTCACGCAGATGATCGATGCGATAACTAACCAATTGGGAGCGGTGACAGCGGTGTTTTTCCCGTACATTAAAAGCGTGTTAAAAGCCATTGAGGGCATTGACCTTGCTTGGTTACCGCCAATGGTAGAAGCCGTTGTAAACGAGCTTAAAACCGCTGTAAAATGGGTTATGCAGTTTGCTGATACCGCCAAAATAGCCTCCCCCGCCCTAATTGGTATTTTCGGAATTAAGATGCTATCCATGATGAAGGCGACCGCCGCCGCTACCTTGCTCAACAACATTAGGCTAGCAGGATTTAGGGCTACGGCCATAACGGCAGAGCTGGCGTTTAGAAGAATGGGCGCATCCATGAAGGCTAGTATAGTGGGCTTGCTTAACCCCATTAACTTGGCTATTGCAGGCGTTGTGGCTATGTGGATAGCGGCAAACAAAATCAAAAAGGATCTGAGGACGAAGCTAGAACAACAAGAGGACCGTATGTGGGAGGAACGCTATTTGCAGTTTGGTGGTGATAACGACCCGCTAATGCAACAGAACAAGCGAACTCTAGCTTATGCACAAGAACAACTAAAGGCAATTGAGCAACGCAGGAATGCGGGCGAAAAAGTTAGCAAAGAAGAGATAGCTCGCATCACAAAAGAAAAACAAGTAGCCGAAGATTGGCTTAACAACATTGAGAAAGCGCGCCGGCGGGTGCTCGGAATAAGCGAGGGCGATGCCCTGCAAGCGAGTTTGAAAACAGCTAGCAACATGACCCAAAAAACAATTCAAAGCAACCAAAAACAAATCAGCTTTGACACTAACATCAATGTAGATGTTAAGACCCCGGGCGGCAGAAGTGGCCTAAGTGCAGGAGCCACCAAAGACATTGCGGAGCAAGCAGTGCGAGCGGCGTTTAGTGTGCAATTACAAAAGCTTTTAATATCGGCGGTGTAAAGATGCTACCACAACTATACAATAAGTTCTTTGCAGACAAACCCACTATCCCACCACCGCCGGCTAGCGTATTCTACAATAAGGAAGGCTTTAGCGTGGGGGAAATTGGCTTGCATTTATTGCTAGAAGAAAACCACGCATTGGTCTCAAGTGTAACACAGCACCCGGTAGAAGACGGAAGTTATATTCACGACCACATTGTGAACGAGTTGCGTTTAGGTACGCTTACTGGCTTGGTAAGTAACCATAGCCTTAACTTAGCGCCAGATTACACAGATTTTGCGGAGGGGGAAGGCGTTACCCGCACCCCTAACTACGGCAGCCTTTCCCCCCGCTCTATTAACCCCGCTAAAGACGCCTGGGAGCAGTTTAAACGCTTATGGCAGGCTAAAAAACTCGTTACCATTGTAACAGGCTTGGAAGTGTATAGCGATGTAGCTGTAACAGAAGTTAGCACCTACCGAGATAGTGAAAGTGGTGAGGGCCTAGAGTTCAGCGTATCATTCCAGCAGGTAAACAAAGCCAAACTTTGGGATATTAAACTACAGGCGGTAGTGGCACCGCTAGATATGACGACCGACATAAATCGTCAGTCTAGCGTAAACATCAACAACGGCAAACAGGTGGGTAGCCAATCACCATTTACCATTATGGGGGCTCAATGATAGAGATACCACTTACCCCCGCCATTAGTGCAGATCAAACGCTCCGCATGGAGTTAGGCAGCAAAATGGTTAATATGCGTTTTTATTACAATACGCGGAATAAGCATTGGGCGCTAACCTTAACCGACGATGTGGGCAAAGGAATGGAGGCTGTAAAGCTAGTTCCTAACTACCCTTTGTTTACGCAATACGCCGCACAAAAGCCATTTGCAGGCGACATATTGTTGTTACCAAAAGACGAAACCGCGCCAAAAGAACCAGGTTATAACGATATTGGGGCTAGGTGGGGAGTGTTTTATTTGACCGCAAGCGAGTTGGCGCAGTGGAGGTCATTCTATGGCTTGGGGTAGGCGTGTGGAGTTGGCAGTGGGTAAATCTGTAGATGACTTGACAGCGACTGTTATAGATGGCTTGGACTTCGATTTTCGGGTCGCCCGGTCTAATGTGTTCTTAGATAATTCAGCGGAATTTACGATCTACAACGCGAGTTACGACACGCGCAAACACCTATTACAAGAAGGGGCCAACATTGTGTTTAGGGCGGGTTATGAAGATACGGGCATGGGTGTTATTTTCATTGGCAACATAGCCCAAGTCATAACCACCAAAGCCAGCACAGACTACATTACGCGCATTGCAGCGGTATCAATTAGAGGCGCAGGAAACCCCTTAGAAAGCACAATGGTAAGCTTGAGTTACGACCAAAATACAGACATCATGGAGCCAGTGCGAGCGGTGGCAGACCTTACGGGCTTGGTGGTAAATGGTATTGCAGAAGGTGTTACGCTACCCAACGGCTTTGTTTTTGTTGGCCGTGCGCAAGATGCATTGCGCCAACTTTCGGAGCAACTGCAACAACATAACATCGGCTTGTACATAGATAACGCCGAAGTGGTAATATATCAAATGGGCGAAAAGCCTAGCACCTTTGACGCCACTTTCTTGAGTTACGACACGGGTTTGTTGAGCGTTCGAGAGGTAACCGATCCGCAGGTGGTAGGGTTCATTCCAAGAGCGAGAAAGGCCGGAGTTATCGTGAGCGGTAGCCCGCTACCATTAGAAGATGGTGAGGCACCACTACCGCTAAAGCGCATAGGCTTTGAGTCAATTCTTATACCGAAGCTAATGCCTAATGCGCCGATATTGGTTAAGGCATTAGAAATTGAAGGTGCATATACAATAGATTCTGTTCAATTTTACGGCAATAACTATGGCGGGCAGTTCAACTGCTCGGCGGAGGCGACGACATATGAGCTTGAATGACCACTATGTGGGAGTATTAGATCATTGGCTTAGATCCCGCTTGGAGAGCGTTCATACAGCTATCCCAGCTAAGGTAGTGGCTTATGATGCCGGCACGCAAAGAGGCGTTGTCCAGCCGCTAATAAGGCATTACAGTATTAACGGACGCAAAACAACACTGCCCGAGATTAAGAATGTTCCTTTCGTTTTTCCCACCACCGCAATAGGCGGCCTGTTGTTGCCGGTTAGGCCATCGGATCAAGTGCTGCTGGTTTTTGCCGAGGCAGAAACGGGAACATATAAAGCTAGCGACGGCGGCGCACCCGTTGATGCTGATAGTCCTTTAAGGTTCGGGCTAGCCAATGCCATTGCGATTGTGGGCTTATGGGCAACACCACCGCAGGATCACAACGGAGATGATACGGTCCTCTATCATGGACGACAAAAACTGGCACTTAAGCAAGACGGCGGGATAGTGCTAGAGAACGAGCATGGCGTGATCGAGATCGACAGCACCGGTAGAATGGTTATTAGTAACGGCGTAAGCGGAATTAAGAAGGAGTTAGAAGCGTTATGGGATGCTTTAGATAGCGCTATGACGCAACTGCAAACTTTAGCCACAGCTAGTACACCGCTAATACCACCCGCGGGAGCGGTGGCGACCACTGTAACAGCGTTACAAACCGCCAATGCTATCCGTAAAGCAGCCATACAAAACATATTCAAGGAGTAGCAATGCAATTACTTTTAGACCCCGATACACATGACTTAGCGATCACGACGCATGGGCATTTGGTGCTCACAGAAGATACCGAAAAAACACTAGCACAGCGCATAAAATGCCGGTTATCCCAATTCCGTGGAGAGTGGTTTTTAGGGCGCCAAGATGGCGTGCCATACTTTGAAGAAGTGTTAAAAAAGAACCCCGATTTGGGGCGTATAAGAGCGCTACTATTGACGGTAGTGGCCGGCACCGATGGCGTGAAAGATGTTTTGGAATTTACAACTAAATTAGATGCCCGTTCCCGTGAATTTTTAGTTATATTTAAAGTATTGGCGATTGACGGAACTATAGTAGAGGGCACGGTATAATGGGCAGGTTCGTAACGCCAACAGGCTTTCAGCGCAAAACACTACAAGAGATCAAGCTAGACTTAGAAGAGAGCTTCCGTGTTGGCTTGGGGCAAAATATAGACCTAAGTGCGCCAAGTCCACTAGGGCAGATCATAGGTATTAGCGCCAAAGCCTTTGCGGATCTCTGGGACGGTCTGCAAGAGATATACACAGCTAACGACCCCAGCAGTGCCACAGGTACAGCGTTAGATGTCCTATCGGCTATCACAGGCGTAACACGCTTGCAGGCAGTGAATGCCATTGCTGATTGTGTACTATACACCGATGACCCCATTACACAGCCAACGATACCGGCGGGGAAATTAGCGCGTAGGGTTCGGGGTTCGGTGGATTTCTCTTTGCGCCACCCCGTAACTTTGAAAACAAGTTCACTAAGAGATGTATACCTCACGCTACCAGTTATTAGCGCCGGCACGGATGTAAGTCTTACAACTAGCTTTGGTGTTTTCAGCGCCACAGCACCGAGCACGGATCCGCGCTTTAGCGTTTTACAGTCCCTTGCAAACGCAATTAATGCCAGCGCATTCAATGGCAGTGCGATCGCCTACAGGCCCACAACGGCACCAAAAGACGCGCAGTATAAAACACA